TAGCAATTCCCGACTTCAATTTTTGTTTGACCTTGTGGAAGGTATCCTTATCCTCAAAGTATTTAGTTGAGAATGTCGCTTTTTTGTATGCTGAATTGATGGATGTTACCATCTCACCATGATTGAAGCTCGTCCCTTGACAGTATTTGGTCCATATGTACTGCTCAGTGGTTGACTTATCAATGCCATATTCACACATCACACAAGCCAACTTGAAAACAAAGTGATTGCGACTGCCTTCCTCGAATCTGCATCCATGGTCACACCTCTCAATCAAGTTGATTATCTTATCTTCATCATTCAATACGCAAATGGGAGTCCTTTCGGTGTATTGATATCCCTCATCGGTTTCAATTCCACTCCACTCTTGACAAAACTCATTGAAGTATATCTTCGGATCGTATGATTCAAAACAAACACGAGATACATTTGAATTCTTCACATCAAAATAATCTGATTGAAAGTATTTACCGAATGCAGTGAATCTTCTCTTGTGTTCTAACTTATCTGATTTTGGAATGCTGATGACTGCCTTCAATCCATTTCCACCTGGAGAGGTGAATACCATCATCACATGGACATCATCAATCAATCGAGCTCTCTCAGCATCCATTGCTTCCTTTGTTGGATATTGGTCAAAATCCAATACGCAAAGTCCGGAGTGCTCAACCAAGGAATTGTCGTTTCTCTCTGAGAATATTCCATTGAACATAATTGCATTGAGAGATGACTTCAATCGGTCATGCTCAGGATCACTCTTCTCAAGTTTTCTGATTTTGTTGATTTTGGAAATCAATTCAGCATTCCCAACTTTGATGCGTTGGTATATGTCATGAATTGTGAGCTCATACGGTGTATCTTTTGAGCTAAAAAGATTTTTAAATACTGATACTTTCATTTTTTGCGTGTGTTAGGATGACAAATATACTAAATTTATGACGATTCGTGACGATGTTGAAAAGTTATTGTCACGCTTATAAGCCATATTGGTATTGACTTTGAGCAAAAGCGTGACGATGTGACGATAAAAAAACACGATGCCCATTTGATAAAACTGACTAATTGTATAGGTACCCTATATAAGGGATGTGTCACATCGTCACGCATCAGTGGTCAATAGTTCCTCATATTCATTCCTCAGCACTCTCCTTTTGATTGCTTTGAGCTGATTGTATGACCTACATTTGAGGATATCATCTCTGAGGAATCGGATAGTTTTGACTTGAGCAGTTGAATGAAGCTCATCGATATCATCTTGGATGACTGTCGTGTAATATGTATCACCGCTTTCAATGGACCAATGATGTTGCTTGATGTTATGCATCACCGTAGCATGATCACGATTGAACATCTCACCAACTGCTTTGAATGGGATGCCTAATGCCCGGAGTGATGCCATGAGATATCTTCTCCTCATGTTATTCACTTGCTTCCTGCACTTGGTATCCAATGCATCACGTTGGATGATTGCTCTTATCTTATTTATCTTCTCTTGTTTGTTCATCTTCTGCGTTTTGTAGCCATTGTCTAAATGCTAATTGTATATCCATTTGTTGATTCCATATCTCTGATTGTGCATCATCGAGGAATTGTTTGTCTGCCTTCCGTATCTCATCCATTAGATGGTTGGCTCTCATCTTGATTGCCTTGGTGAAGATTTTCTTATCATTCATGTCCTCAATGAAGTCCGCAAGTACCGGAAGGATTCCCACGATTGCGATTAGTTTGGTTGATAGTTTCATTTGATAAAGTATTTTTTATTTATATTCTTCTCCACCTGGTATCCGAGTTGCTCATAAATCTTGAGGTATCGATATACTGACCGTTCACTGATTCCAAGATACCTGCTCATGGTGTGGATGTGCCGAGGTTTATCCTTGAGGAAATCAATGAGCTTGATCACTCGCATGATTCGATGCTGATTCATACCGGCTCAACTTTAAACTTTCCAACTGTGCACAATCCTTGATTCAATAGCTCTGATTTCTTCCAATAACACAATGCCTTGGATGGGAACGTCCAGGATTGGATGACTGTTTTACCTGAGCAGTAACTTAATTTATACATGATATTAGTTTTACTATGATTAACATTCCTGCGATTACTAAACTTACCACGATTCCAAGCATTGAAGCTTCGTAGTTTTCTTTTCTTTTATAGCTCATATTATATTTTTTCAAAATCAACACTTTCTGAATAGTATCCATTGCTATCACCATACCATCTGATATCGATATACCCTTTGATGGTAGCCAGTTTATAAAATGTCCAAGTAAATGAATCATCTTGAAACATTGGTTTTTTTACAAAAATTGGATTTTCATCTTGTCTTATTAACTCTTCAGCAACCAAGAGAGGTGATCCAATTAAATCATTGATGTCACCATTAATGTCATCAATTATTACTGATTCACAACAATCTTGTTCGTGGTACATTTTGTACTTATCACCATTATCACAAATAAAGGTGATTACATCTTGTTCCATGTCGACATCTATTTTTGTCAATGTCTTTCCAATTAATTCTTTTACTTCTAAATAGCTCATAACGTCTGATTAAATTTTATTTCACATATTCTCTTGTACAGTTCCTCATTGAATGTACCTCTGATGTGTTCGTGTGATGACTTGGTTGTCCAAAACCTTTTCATCCTTTGCAGTTTAAATACCATACTCTTCCCAATCTATTTCATCGTTATCATTCCCCCAAGTGTACTCACTCAGTAACTCTCTCTCATCCATTAGGTGATCAATCATGTTGAGCATCCATTCCTTGTAAGATGGCTCAAATTCCATGACCTTATCTTCGGGTGATTCATCAGTCCACCACACTCCACCTTTGACATTGATATCAATATCATATCGAGAGGTATCAAAATCATAGTTATTCTTCCACCATTCAATATCAATACGGAAGTATATTGCTCCAATTTTGTAGTGACCTTGCATCGAGCAGTGATCCACATCCATGAAGTCCAAATCAATTCTCTCTACTTCTTTTTTCCAATTCATTTCGCTGAGTGTTTAGTGATGAGTTCCCCATACTTCTCTAATACGAGGCTTTGGGTTTGTTTTTTTACGTTTTGCTGGACTTTATTGGTTTGGCAATAGTTTCCTTGGTTAATCGATAAATAACCGATTACAGCCCAAAATAATGACAATGCTACAACAGTGCCAAGGATGTCCTTTTGATTTTCGTTTAGTGTTCTCATTTCTTTACAATTTTAAGTGCTAATTGATTAATAACTCCGTATCTTGCAGATGCTAAATCTGTTAAAGGGTCATCCGTTCCTAGCTTATAAACGCATTCCAAAAGGTCATCCCATAATCTTTTCTCCTCCTGGATAATAAAATCAATCATTTCTTGTTTTTTCATAGCGTGTTTTTTAAATTTATACTGCGAATATCGTAATAAGTTTCATTTCTGCAAAACTTTTTTAACTTTTTTTTCAGTTTTGAACAAAATTAACTGTGAATGCTATACCCGATGGGGTATTCATGTATGGGAAATTAACTTAATTATACCCGATTGCGTATAAAATAGGTATGATGTATAGAATTTATACCCGAAAGGATATAATAACTTGTACAAAAAAGCACATTATAATATGTATTTGGTACTTATATGACCACTTATGAATAAAATAATATGCAATATCACATTGTAATGTGGATTGCGATATGCAATATGTCACAAAACAAAAGTAAATTGTGACGTTTTTTGTAATAGAACAAGGGTAAATGTCCGATAAAACAAACAGAACAAGGGTAAATGTCCGCTAGAATGTCCAGTTTTTTGTCACATAAACTAGACAAATTTGTGACGGAAATGTCGCAAGTATCTACTAAATATGCGACAAAAAAAAGAGGTACCGTTTCCGATACCCCCAATTACACACGCTAATGAGTTGCTAATTTACAAAGGAAATTTGATTGAATCGATACTTTTGTACATTTTTCTTATGCCTTCCTTCTTTATTTCTTTGCAGTTGATTTTCAAAATACTACCTCCCGTTGGTTTGATGGGAGCTCCACGTTCAACGTGCCATCCTTTGGAGCCATCACCGTATTCCTCTTTGTAGGTACCAGTGAGCATGAGGTGAATGTTTTTGTGGTGATTGATGTATCCGTGCTTCGGTGCATGAACAACCGTATCCCTCACATCATTACGACACGCATTCTCATGGATATGCCCCATTGAGTAAACATCAAAATCCTCGTATGTTTCCAATGCCCTGGTCAAGTTGATTGCTCCCTTGGTAACGATTCCTCCACCGCCTGAGCCATGGAAGTATTTTAATTTGGTTGTAGTGATTGAGTTGGTATCATATGCCTGGCGAAGTATCAACCATCCACCATAACCTCCGGTCATCACATTACTTCCATTCTTATAGTTTAGCAGGTCAACGAATCGCTGAAGGATATCCGTTTCTTGATACTTGATGATCGCGGTTTCATGATTTCCGTATCCGATGACAGTAAGGATGTGAGCATATGGTGAAAACCATTCAACTGCGGTTTCAACGATGCTATCCAAATACTTTGCGTTGTTGTGTTCAGGTCGGATGTCGGACTTGTTTCCTCGTTTATCACCTTTTCCTTGCATCAAGCAAAAGAAATCACCATTCACCATAACCTTGATATCATTCTCAAGGCAGTAATCAAAATCTCTTTTCAATAAATCCCAATCACATTTCGGATTATCCCAGTGAAGGTCGGACATCATTGCAAGTTGAACGGTTGCTCCATCAAGATGAAGCTCGTGAATGTTTTTAGAGTGCTTTTTGAGCATATTTAAAAAGGTATTTGGTGAATAATCCGAGTCCAAATCCTATGACAAACAACCAAATATTCGCCTTCCCCTTTTTCTCGCTCTTATATTTGGCAACTTCCACCTTTTGAATTTGGCGGATAGTATCTCTTTTCAATTTATATTCTATTTTTTTCTCCCATCTCGTCTTGGGAATGTACTGAGTTTTCCAAAGTACCACGGTATCCTTTTGAGTGATGAATTTCTCCCAAACAATTTCGTTGTTCACGATCACGGGGAATGAATCAACCGATGTGATGCGAATTGTATCGGATACCTCCTCACATTTATATCCTTTTTTGATTGCTTTGTTCAGATGGTGCTCTGCTGAACACGATACCAATAATACACTAATGAGTATTAAGGTCTGAAGGTTTTTTGATAATCTGATAATCGATTGAGCCATCCGTTCAAAAATTTAGCGTTTTTCCCTGTTGAAATTGCATAAAAGAATCGTTTTCTTTCGTTGATTAATTCATCAAATAATTGCGTGGGATTGATAGCATTTGCAGCGTTAATCGTTTTATTTCCGATTATCCCATCTATACTGCACAACAATCCACAGTGATTGATTGCAACCTGTAAACTTTTACCTGCTTGTTTGGCACCACTTCCCCATGCCATTCCTGTAACAAATATTGCAATGTTTTGTGACGTAAATGAATCACCTTTAACACCATCCCAATATCCTTTCTTAAATATTTTAAACCAATCCGCTGAATTCATAGCAAAGAATCTTGCATTGTTTTCGGGACCATAAAAAGAAACCCACGTTTTGTATGTGATTCCTGCGTTCGTATGCCATCCCGTTTTACCGTTGAATGGAGTGGGGCATGGATAGGATGAAGCCGAATCATTTTTATCACGACTCAATCCACCTTCCCATTTCTTCACGAACTTAACGTACTTTTCAATCAATGTCATTTGAATTCGTCTAAGTTAGTTTTTGTCCTGGTGATAAATTTGCGAAGAGCTGCGAGTACATTCTTGCCGGTCACACTCTCATATGATTCGTTGATTGATTTGATTTCAACCATCACACAAAAGAATGCGAATACTTTGGTCATTATAAGCTCAACGGAGATGAACTGAGCGATGATATCTCCTGCGATGTACTTCTCAATCAAGAAGGTGAACATAATCGCTCCACCGTAAAGTAATGACTTGGAGATTGTGTCGGATAATCTGCGAGATTGGAAGGCTTTCCATCCTCCTTTTTTTACTGATCGCCAAATGCCGAAGCAGGTATCAATTGTGATGGCTAACATTGCCAAGTATATCATCGGCATGACCGGAGAAAGTACCGCCCAAAAAGATGCAAGTAATATCAACACATTCTGCCTCATAATACCAGGATTGAATTGTTATAACCGTTATCCGTTGGATAGCCACATGACCAAACTCCATTCATGAAGCAATTCCCCACACACATATGACAATCAATCTGAGGTCTTAAATCAGTATCACGATTCTCAGTGCTTGTGAAGATTGGATACAATGCTTTGTTCTTCACCAGGTACTTAATCAATCTCATTTCAAAGAATGATGCCTTCTGAGCATAGTGCTCCATGCCAAATGCAACCTCTGAACGTGATACACTGGATGAGTTATCACCGAATTGAGTTTGAAGTCCTTTGTTTTTTAGTTGGTAAGTCAATCCAAATACTGCATCCTCAGCTGAACGCCAAGCAATCACCGGTTGAATGAATGCCACCAATATTTCCTCATCGGGATCTAATGTCTGAGCATTGTACTTGGTCAATAAGTCATCATAGAATACTGTTCCAAGTATTGGCATCACTCTCAATTGTGCTTGAGTCGCAATGTATGGTGTCACATCAGTCACATCCACATTGGCAGTGATTGGTGTGTTTGTTTTGAGGTATGTTTCGGTGATGAAATACAACATTATGCTTGAGGTGTTATTGGTTGATTACTTGCAATCACATCCCCTCCCTCCAATGGAGGTAACGATGCCAATGCTCTCACTTCGTTTGGTGTCATGGTATCAAGTACCTTAGTCGCAACCAATGGACTCATAGCATTCAATGCATCTTGAGTTTTGGATGCATCACCTTCTACCTCAACGATTGTTTCATTGATGATTTGGAAGTTGTTGACCATGAAATCTGCGTTGACTTTTGCAATACGAAGTATCTCATTGAAGATATCGGATATCTGCTCTCTCAATGGCATGACCACATTCTTCTCGAATATCACATATGCTTGTTTGATGTCACTTCCTGAGCCAAGTGAACCCGTTGTGCGAACTCCCATCAGTATCGGATCTATTGTGTGAGCGAAACAAATCTGCTCAGTATTCAATCCCGATGCTTCCTGGAATAGTTTATCGTTTTGATTGGTTGGAATACTTTCAATCTTCGGCAATTGGTCTTGAGAATTGGCAAAGAATGCAACTGCTTTTCCTGCATTCGCTGCTCCCTTCATTTTGTCCATGGTGGAACGAAGTACATTTTTCTCCTCTTCCGATTGCGGTCGCTTAGGAAACATCATTGCGAATGATGGGAACACACTGTTCTGAATGTTTGATTTAGCGAAGTAACTTAACTCACCTGAAAGGTAGGCAAAGTTCAAAGCTGAGGTATATTTTGGAAGCGGATACCAGTCCTGACCTAAACACTCAACCTCATAAACAAATAATTGGCATCGGTCTGAGCAAGTTGGATGATATCTTGGAATGTCACGCACATCGATTCTACTCGCCCAATCATCACAAATAAAATAGTTGTTAGGATTTTGTCCTCTTCTCACTTTGTCGGGAGATACGTTCTTCATGCGTGTGAGCTTCATCTTCTCATCGAAGTACAACTCAAAGTAAACACGATTGTGGACAATCAATTGTTCGGTTGTTATCCGAACTGTCTTTTTTAGGTGAGATTTCTTTTCAAATGTATATAAATCAAGAAGCTCTTGAGGTGTTGAGGTCGTTGCTCTCAATTCAATCCCCCCACCAATTACTGCATTGGTCTTATAATCCACAATGGAACCATGGAGAGGTGATGAATATACCAATTGATTCAATACACTTGGAAAAAGATTGCCCTCACCAAATGGAATCCATCCACTTGTTTGATGCCTCCCATTCACATATGGAAGAGAGAGATTCCCTGAGCCTATTCTTCCGAATGGTGTACTGAAGGACTGATATCCTTCCACCACTTCAGGTGATTGTTGTTTTGTTCCAATAAATCGGTCGTACCAAGCCATGTTTAATCGTAGATTGAGTTTTGTATTGCACCACTTACAACCATTCTGCCCTCTTCAATGACGATTCCCGTCGTGTCCTGGATAGATGTTGGTGGAATTGTTGATTCATACACTGAATATGTGTATTGTCCTTTGACCAATGTCACGTCAACCGGCTCATCCAATAGGAACATATTAAATCTTTCCTTCCAAGTGGAGATGTCAGCGGTGGTGAATAGGATTGGAGCATCGGTGACATCCATTTCATTCTCAAAAACGAACAAATAATACGGATTCGAGAGAGTGCTCACCTCAGTTAAAGTCAGCACAATGGAATTCACCTCACCTTTATCAATGTAAATCATACTATTATATTATAAAAAGTAGGAAAAATGTTTATAAAAAAAGCCCACCCGAATGGATGAGCTCTCTCTCTTTCTAAGAATATTATGCAATCAACGCTGCGATAATAGTTGAATCAACCTCGTATGCAAGGAAATCATTCTCAGCAATCAATGTCACTGAATATTTGCTACCATCTGCACGAGCAGTTCCTGAGCCTTCACCAACTGCACTCAATTGCAAGTATGGGAAGTACCAAAATTTACCATTCGCATCTTCGATGATTGCATTCAGGTATTGTTGACCTGCACCAAGCACTTTAATTGCTTGAGATTTTGCTTGATCACGACGGTGGAACATCAAGGTGATTGTTGCAGTTACATATGAGCTACCATTGACAAGGTCAATTGCTGCATCTTCGGTGTAACTTCCGGTATTTCTTCGGATTTCAAATTCAGTGTAATAATCCCCATTTTTTTGTAGCAATTTGCAATACTCATATGCTATATGATAAATATCAACATAGCAATCAATCAATATGTACTTTCTATCTTTCATCTTCCGCTTGTTTTAACCATTGTCTAAATGCCATTTGTATATCCATTTGCTGATTCCATATATCTTGATCAGCATCATCGAGTAATCTCTTATCACTTTTCCGTATCTCATCCAATAGATGGTTGGCTCTCATCTTGATTGCCTTGGTGAAGATTTTCTCATCATTCAAGTCCTCGATGAAGTCACCAAGTACCGGAAGGATTCCCACGATTGCGAGTATTTTGGTTGAATTTTTCATAATGGTAATTGTTTTAATATTTTATAAAGTACATTCACAACGATTGAGTTTCCAGCTTGTTTGTATGCTTGAGAATCCGATACCTTCCATGTGAATGTATCCGGGAAGTCCATTAGTCGAAAGCATTCTCTTGGTGTTAATCTTCGGATTTTGTATTCATTGTTTATGAATATAGCACTTTGCCCTCGTTTTTCATTGAAATCAATGTCTTTCAATTGAGTATGCAAGCATGGTGAATTGCCATCTTCTCTCCAT